CAATACACCCAGCAATTCAATTGCACGCCCAGGGTCAGCAATGCTGGCCACCAGTGCATCCATCACGCCCTTGACGGCGCCAATGAATTTCTGAGCGCTGTTTGCGTCCAGGTTCGCAGCAGCGACCATAAGCGTATCCATCGCGGTATCGACCACCGCGCGATTGGCCGCGTTCTTGGCGATCAAGTCAGCCATGGTCGCCGTGCTGTTCTTGGCTTTTTTGCTGACAATGAGTGCGCTGCTGACGTTGCCATTGGCATAGCGCCCAAAGTTGCCGGTGAGCAAGCTGGCCAAACTGGTGATACTGCGCACGTCGCGGGTGATACGGCCTACCAGTATCTGAAAGTCGGCGATCACACCTACCACCATACCCACAATGGCCTTGCCGAACTTGATGACGCCCTCAGCCGCGTTGATCACGGCCGTGACACCACCAATTACCTTGCGTACAAAGTCCAGCGCCGACGAAAGTCCCAGGGCAGCGGCGAGCTTGTCCAGCAGCGAACCGGTCGAGGTGCTGATGGATGGAAAGATTCGATCACCCGACTCGATGAAGACGATACTGATCTCAAAGTATCGCCCCATGTCCCAGCGCTCCGTGACGCTCAAGCCCTCGGATGGCACGCTGACCTTTAGCGCCCCCAAGGTCGGATGCATCAATGCCCCCGGCCCCGGTGCTTCAACAGCGGCCACCAAGGCGTCACGCTGCGCCAGAACGCTACCGCCGCCATACACCAGGCTGTCGGTGACCAGAAACCCGCTCATGCGGATTCGGCGAGCCGAGCGGCCCATGTCTTCGATGTAGGGCTTGTCACGTCCCGGGTATTCGTGGAGCGCCAGGCGGCGACCAAAACGAGCATCGCCACCGTAAACCGCGAATGGAACGCCGCGAAACGAGGCTTGGTTGAGCATCTGCGGCCAACTCTTGTTCGACTCCTGAGCAATCTGGATGATCTCTGACAACAAACTCATGCAATAGCCCCTATGCCCGAATAGGCGATACGGCTCGAAGCCTGGACGTTGCCGTCAGACTTGACCTTTGTTTTTATTCCTTCGGGCGCGTTCTTGTGCTCGATTTCCACCTTCACGCTCCCATTTGTCGAAGCCTGCGCCGCTCCTTGGGTGTAAGGGCCATCTGGTGCTTGCGCTGGGGGAGGTACAGGCATAGGAGGCCGCTCAGCCATCCCCGCCCTGACCTTGGCAATATAGCCACGGGTTTCCGCTGGGGCAGCACCCAATCCTTTTTTGTCAAGGTTGCCCTGCCCCCAGTTGTAAGCTGCAAGAGCGCGGTCGAGGTCTCCCCCGTTAGCCTTGAGCAAGTCGCGGTACATTCGTGCAGCCGCACCGGCTGACTCAGCCAGATTGGACGGATTTTTAAGTCCGTACTGGGCGGCAGTGGGGTCCATAAACTGGAAGTGCCCCTTGGCACCTGCCGAAGAGTTCATCCTGACGCCGCGGGACGACTCGGCATTCCAGACGCTATCAAGCAGGTTGGCCGGCAGCCCGTTTTTTTGCTCCAGCTTGTGGAAAAGGGTATTCGCCGAAGTTTGGTCTGGATGAACAGCCCTCATCTGCTCGGGTGAATAGCCCGCCTGCCGGCCACTGGAAATTTCTTCAGCTCTCTGGTTGATGGTCTCGGTGGTGGGTGTTGGCAGATACCAGCGATCCAACTGCTGCTTGGCCAGAGAAAGCGCGGCATTTTTGTCGCCTGCCATTGCAGCATTCTGTAGGTCTGCCGCAGACCTAGAGTTATCAGACCGATCCCCCGACAATGCAAGTGCCGCCACGACTACACTGAGCGCGGCACCACCGCGCACCATATTTGCAGCACTGGAGCCGGCAGCGATTGCCTGAGCGTCGGCTGCTGCAGCACCAGCAGCAATTGCCTGGGCTTCGGCTGTCGCAGCACCTGCAGCCTTTGCCGCCTTACGCCACCGAGTCAGCAAACCAATGAACTCAAGAACCCCAGCGCCACCCCGCACCAGGGTGGTGCCCAACGACAAAACACTACCAATCAGCCCGGCGTTCATCACGCCTATCACCAGGATGGCCGCATTCTTCCAGCCTCCTAGATGATCAACGACCTCGCCAACCCCTTTGCCGAAGTTAATGATGCCGTCACCGAGCCCCTTCCAATCGATTTTGTTGACCCATACCGCGAACCCCTTAGCCCATTCGCCAATGTTGGAAGCGATCAAATCACGGTTGAGTGCCAGCCAATTGGTGAATTGATCGATCAGCGGTTTCATGACCGGAATCAGCTTGTCGCCGATGGCGTTTTTAGTGCCGTCGATGGCGATATTTAAACCGGCCAAGCTCTGCGCAAACCCCTTACCGCGATTGACTGCCTCGTCATTCATGACATAGCCCAGGCGCTTCACCGTTGCCTCGTAACGTTCAATGCCTGCCGCGCCCTCGCGCAGGAATGGCAGCATACCGCCGAGACCCAGATTGTTCGCGATCAGGGCTTGGGCCTGTGGGCTTTTCTGGCTGGCAATCGCGTTGGCAATCGCCTTGTATTCGCCCACCACATCCCAGGAACCATCCTTGGCTTTTTTCAGACCGATACCGAGCTTGTTCAACATCAACAAAGCGCCCTGGTTACGCCCCCATTGCGCATCCTGCATCGTGGTCGCCAGGGCGTTCATGCTGGCCGTGGTGGTGTCAGCCCCAATGCCCGCCATTTTGGCAGCGCCCTGAAAGTTCTGAAGCTGCCCAGTCGAGACGCCGATACCGCGGGCGCTGTTATCAATGGAGCTACCCAATTTGGCCCAGTTGACGGCCAATGCGGCTACGCCGGCCACTGAGCCAATCCCGGTGATGGCGGCCATGGGGGCTACGATATTGCCGACGCTGCGCGCTGCGCCGCCGGCTTGTCTCCCAATGTTGCCGAGGTTCTTGCCGATACGCTCAAAGCCAATCTCACGGCCGAGGCTTTTGAAGGATTTGCTGGCCTCATCGAATGGCCGGGTGATGCGGCTGATGGAGTTGTTAACCTTGCGTACGATCGCTGTGGCTTTATCCACCGCACTGATCGTTATCTTTAAGTCAGCCATCTGATTTACTCGCCATGCGAATGGCTTGTTTGTTCCATTCGACCAGTTCCTTCAACGTGAGCGACCACGCATCGCGTGGCCCCCAACCGTAATACTTGGTGAGCTCGGCAATCAGCTCTGGCCAGCCTCCTCCGGCTGACCAGGCGTGGTAAAACCCTCCAGAAAGCTGCTCGCGGCGGCCAAGTCACGACGGCACAGCTTCTCGGCAGCGCCTCGTGGAATGCCGGCGACGAGGCTGATCATGTTAATCACCACCCCAATAGAGGTGTCGGCCCGCGCAGCCTTCTCCAGCTCGCCTGCGGTGGGCTCGCGTAGATTCAGCTCTTCGTAGCTGATTGCGGCCTCACCCTTGCCGATCGCAACCGGCTTTATCAAAGTGATGGTCTTTTCTTCTTCAAACATGGATTAATTCTCCGCTACAGAAGGGCCTTCCCACTTCACTTCAATAGTGGCGTCGGAAGATTTGGATTCTGGTTGGTCAGTGGTCCACATGTTGCGACCGATGATGGTTTTGCCGTTGGCCAGCTCGGCGACGACGGTGGCATTGTTCATTGCATTGATGCCAGCAACGCTCAGGCTCGATGCATCGCGCAGCGTGGCAGCGATATAGCCCGGCTGTGGGGTCTCGCTGTAGCCATGAATGCCATCCTGCCCTTTCAAGGTTTCGCGGGAGACCCCGGAAATCTTGTAAGAGAAGTCACCGGCCAGCATGTAACTCGCGCCGTCAATGGTCAGGTAGCAGGTACCGGCGAGGCGGTTGGGATCAGGCATAGGTTTCTCCAGGCGAAAAAAAACCGCTCAAGGCGGCGATGGGCGAATAGCCTGGGTTACAGGCGGAATTGAGCCAGCAGCGCAAAGATGCGCAGTTGGTTGATCAAGGTCCCCGGCCAGAGCACATCGACTCGGTTAGGATTGGTTCTGTTTTTCTCGACGATCAGGCCTTTGGCAAAAGCCTTGGCGTCCTGAACAAACCCCGCGTACTCAAGCGCCCCATACTGTGCAATCAAGTCAGCCTTGATGATTTTCGGGGTAACAATTGCCGAGCCCGGCGCAAAGCGAGTGCCATCAGCCGCCAGTTTTACCCGTGCGTACTTGGAGGTCACCAGCGAGCGCTGTGCTCGCAGTACGTACATCAACAAGAACAGGGTTTCGACCTGCAAATAGCTGTCATCGGCACCCCCGGCGCCGTTTTTCTGATAGGTCGTGATCAGGTTTTCAATCGCCACGGTGCCGTCGTTGGCCACCGTGAAGGTGGAAATACCGTCCCACAGCAAGGTGTTGCGCTCGCTCAAGCCGAAACGCGACGACGGTGGCGGTGCCAATACTGTGCTCAGGGTAAGCGTTTGCAATGGACGGCCTGGATCTGCACGCAACGCCACCGCAGCGGTGCCCGCCAGGTCTGCCGCCCACACCCAAGGCGGCGACGGCGAGTCATGAATCCCCATGATCGACTCATGTTGATGATTGCGTGCGTTGCCGACAGTAGCCAGGGTTGCAAGCGTGCCGCACTGGGCAGCGAAGACATGGCCGTAAATCTGACTGGCATAACTCCAGCGTCCGGTTTTGTCGTTGAGCAGGTTTTTCAGGGCGTTCAGGGATGTGGTGTCGGTGTAGGGGCTGACAATGAAGTCGAAGGCCTCGTCACCTAGACCTGCCAATATAGTGTCCAGCACCGGATTGGTCGCGCCTCCAGCCA